GTCATAACGGCAACACGACCCTCTTCAGGTACTTGGTTGTCGCTTATATCAGCGTTGATAGCTAAGAAATCAACATAGGCGTTAGCAGCAGTAGTACCAGCGTCATCAACTATGTCATCTCTGTTGTCAGCAGCACCGGCAGTACCGATTGCAGCTAGTACATAAGTATCGATTTCTGGCGAAATCACTTCTTTAAGTTGTCGAGCTAGGAATTTTCCTGCTTCAGTAACAAAGTTAGATTCGTCGTTGTTTCTTCGATCAATAGTTGTTGTGAAAGCTCGGTCTCTTGCTAGAGTCCAAGTTTGTAGAGTTGTTCCTAATTCAGATGGTGAACCATACCTATTAGCACCACTTCTGGTGTAGTTGCCCATAGCAACTGTATCTACCGAGTAGATCTTTATAGCGCCAGAACCAACCCAGTCATAGTCATCATTTGTCAATAACTTGGTTTTGCTCTCAGCAGCAAATCTCTCGGAAACTTTTTTCTGGAATTTTGTAGCTAGATTTATAGCCATTTCTTTAGTCTCCTATTGCCTACCAGCGGTCAAATTCGTCATCAAACGCTTTGACAGCTGCGTCTTGTTTCGGCTCTTTAGCAGGAGCACTTGGAGCGGGAGTAACCGCTGCCTTTTCTTTAGCAGACGATTGCTTTTCTCTCCTAGCCCCTAACTGGGTGAGCTTCTCGACTAGGCCTGCTTTAGTTTGTAAAAATGCGTACAGGTCGCCATTTACTGATACTGGATTACCCAGTTCATCCATTTGAACAAATCTTGCTTCAAACTCATCGATGGCCTGATTTAAATACTCGGCAACTTCGGGAGTTGGTTCTTTGAAAACCTCTATTGAATTTAAGGCTTTCTCATATTGATTTGTTAAACGGTCAGAATTAGCGTTGACCTTGTTGTTGTAAGCGTCTATTTGAAGCTGTCTTAGTGCTAAGTCTTGTTCGTCTTGAGCTGCTTCGAGGTGTTGTTTTGCAAGTTCCTCTTGAGCTTGTTGTCGTTCAAGTCTAGCTTGTTGACGGGCTTCATAAGCCTTACGAGCTTGTTCTTTTTGGTCATCAGTTTGACCATCGGATTCTGCCTCTGGTTCTTCTGATTCTTCAGATTCCTCTTTGACTTCTTCCTCAGATTCTTCGCTAGATTCTTCTTCGGTTAATTCCTCGGATTCCTCTTTTGATTCCTCTACTTCGACTTCCTCTTTGGTCTCACTGGCCGGTGTTTCCTCTGATTCGGTCAAGACATCTTCGCCATCGAACTCTGCGTCGAATGCCTTTAAGTCTGTATCTTCAGACATAATTTCTCCTTACTTCTGCTGTTAAAGGGTTGCGAGCCCATACGATTTACGGTCGTTAGTCCGGGAGTAGGGAACTCCTGGGTGTAGTCTCCTGGGAGGGCAACGACTACACCTAGCAACTTCCTACTTTGAAAAGAACTCGTGTCTGGGGTGTCCAGATCCTTGACAGATAAACCGTATGCCGTACTGTTTCCAGTGGTGGTTTATCTTGGGTAAATTCTCAAGGTCTATAACAAACTCTTGAGTTTCTTCTAACTCTTTGACCTGGTCCTCACGGCTTAAGGCTTCGTCTTGTTCTTCAAAAGAACTCATTTCTGCTCCTTAAGAGTGTTTTTAATTCCAGAGTCTAAGAGTCTTAAATATTGAATGTATTTCCGTCTAGCCACTAATTCGGCTTTTAAATCATCAGTTACGGTGGTAGTCTCAACCATTAAAAATTCAACCGACTGAACCTTTGCTATTTCTCGTTCAATGGTTTCGTGGATTAACTCATAAGCAGGGGTTAGTTTGCCTTTTTTGAGTTCTTTGTCTTCAGAGGCTTGTTTCCTGAGCTTAGTAGCTCGGTAGTTCTTGAATGAGCCTGAATTAGCTCCAGTGTATAAATCAGACTGCATTTGAGTTCCTTTCAATAGCAGAAGCTATTTCTTCATCTGAATAACCTTGTTGGGTAGCCTCTAAAATGAAACCTGCCATATTCTCATCTACTCCGTACTGTTGCATTACTGCTTCTACATCGTTTTGAGGGGCTTGTGGCTGTTCTTGAGCTTCCATTGGTAGTTCTGGTTGCATTTGCTCTTGTGGAGCTTCTGAAGCTTGCATTTGCTCCATACCTTGAATAGGCTGTTGCATTTGCATTTCCATTTGCTGTTGTTCTTCGGGTGAGATGTCGGTGATAATCTTGTCGTTTTCGGTTAAGAGTCCAATTACTTCTGCTAGTAGTTCGCCTTTGTTAAACTTCTTGCCACTCATTTGTAGTTCTTGGGGCAGGGTAGGGTCAGCGTTGACTAGTTCAAGAACCCTGAGAGCACCGTCAAGCCGTTCGGACTCGTCCTTAGCTTTTTCTGGTTCAGGATCAACTTCGTAATCAAACGAAGCTCTGGCATTGTCCCAGATAACTTCTAACTCGTTACTTGGTGGGATTACTTCGCCAGTCTCAGGGTCAACTTGTTCTTGGAATTGAGGGAATAACTCAGGGTTAGCTTTGAAGATTCTCTCTCTTTCGGATTCAGATAATTGCATTAGGTCTGAACCTTGCTTATTCGAAAAGTGAGTGTTAATCATCGATTTAGCTACGGCTGCGTATGTCCTGAATAGTTTGTCTTTCATATCGTCATCATCGACAGATAGATTGGCTTGCTGGAACTTCACACCGGCAGGAGTCTTTGAATATTGAGGATCACCAGCTTCAGCCGAGATTGAAGTATCACCTGTTGGGATTAAGTTATTAAGAGAAGTTTTGTACATTGAGATTCTGTTAGGTAGTTCGTTGTAGACATTGTTTCCGAGTTCTTGTCTTCGGACTTCAGCTCTACCTGCGAACCAGACAACATCTTGGCCGTAAACAAATGAATCTAAGTCAGTTTCAGAAGTATCGCCACTTATTAGGATTGGTGGTCGGATTCCTATTTGAGTAGCTAAAACATCAGCTTGTCGCATATAGTCAAGGACATTCTGTGTTCCACCTGCTAGCTTAACGATTCCGATTCCGTAAGGATTAACAAAGTCTTGGTAACAGTACAGATAGTGAACTGGTAAATCGCCAGTTGGGTCAGGGTTTGCCCATTCCCGGACAATCTTTTTAGTAGCGTGAGCTAAACCGTAGAATGTTGAGTCAATTCCTCTTGTAAAACAAAAGGTGATTTTGATTCCACTCTTGGTAACTGATTTGTCGTCTAGTCCTTTAGGAATGTTGTCTTGTTCTCGGTCTTGCTTAGCTTTAAACTTTAGAAGTTCTTTGAGTTCTTTGGTGTCCCAAGTGGTATAAGCTTCTCGCTGTTCTTCTTTGGCGGCTTTCTTTTCTTCTTCTTCGGATTTGATAATGTCTTCTATTTGTCGTTCTGAATAAAAAACATCCCAGTAAATGACATCTGAATCATAATCAGATACCTTACCGGGTTCTAAGTAAACATCGTGAGGGTAGGCAACAATAAAATCTGCATTGGTTTTGCCGTTTTTATTAGTGGTCAAAGTAACTATTGGCACTGAGCCGTAAATAGCACTCTTTCTAACTGCGTCTTCCCATTTAGCTTCATAAGGTGCTTGAGTGTTCGCATTAGGTACGATGTTCTTTTCCCATTCAATCTTGGCAAATTCGTTGATCCAAATATCATTACGGTCTAGTGCTCTAGGTGTTCCTGTTAAATCATTAGGTACAACTCTTTTGGGTAATTTGAAAAGGGCAGCACTAAGGCTACCATCGTTGGTTTCGGGTAAGTTTTCGTCTAGGTCAGGTAGGAGTTCGTTATTGGCTAACCGTTCGTATTCCGGGTAGTCCTTTTTCCATTCTTTACCGTCAGTTTGTGCTTTTGTATAAGAGTCTAAGAGTTTCTCAGGGGTCATTTGTAATTCCGTATTACAACTGACTCTACGCTGAGGTCTCAGTTTGCTTTGATTATATCACAATTTCTTACGATAGTACAGCACTATCAACTTCGGACATTTACCGTGATCGTGTCGAATCTCGATCGTAATAGGTGAGTTCTTGGCCATTGAAGCTACATCAACTAGGTCTGAAAGAATAGTGTTGATTGAAGTCTTGCGATGTTCTTCTACATCTACTGTGGCGTGGTCAAGTTGTCCGTCATAAAAATACTCAGTGGTGTGTTCCCACTTCAAATCATTGATTTTGTTTGTCTTTCTGATTTTGCCGTAGGGTATCATTTTGTCCTCCTTATACATGGAACTTTAGTTTCTTTGGTTTTGGTCTGTTGTACATCTTGTTCATTGGTGGGTTCTCAGTTTGGTACAGTTGCCAAGCTATAGCTAGGCTCATTACTAAATCATCGTGTGATGACTGTTCGGCTTCTGGTCTACCGTTTGGTTTGATAATGAATGAAAACATCTCGTTGATAGTTGGTTTGTCATAAATGCGAATTAGTTGGTTATCTATTGCTTCTTTGAGTAGTGAGAGCATTGCTGGTCTGGTAGCAGAGTTAGTTGAAAAGCCATACTTCTCGGTCTGTTCTAGCCCCTCTGTCGTACCGATTGTTTTTTGTGTATACATGATCCAATCACCATCACGGTTAAGGGTTGCTAGTCTTTGCAGTTCAAACACGCCACCGTTGTTGGTCTCGTAAGCTACCACTGGTCGTACTCCTGTTTGTTTGTATATAGTAGAAAGCTCTTGAGCAACTACTGGAGTCATTTCAGTTGCAGTTTGCTTTGAGTGATAAACTGCCGGGACATCCAGGTTGGTTTTAGATAGGAACTGAGCACAGCTATAATCACCACCGCCACTTGAGGTATCTGCGGCACAGAGGATAAACTCACCTTTTTGATACTGTCTAAAACGCCTAAACATTATCTTCCTTTGACATTTCCAACATTGCTCTTACGCCTTGCTCATAGCCCTCTGTGAAATAAAAAGACTTTACTAAAGCAAGGTACTTGTTACTGGAAACATCTGGTTTTCCGTTTTCTTCCCAGCATTGAATCCATCGTTGCTTGATGTCTTTCATACTTTTATTGGTTCTTTCGTTAATCTGTCATAGTTTCTGAGAGATTCTAAATCAAAGTAGCACTGGCCACTCGTTTGAAACGCATCACTTGGTCGCTCTGGGAACTCTTGTAGATAATCACTCTCGGTTATTGCTTGTCTGCGCTTCTTTTCAAGCTCTGCTTCTGAATAAAAGTCTCTGGCGGGAAAGAATAAGGGCTTGAAGTCTTTGTTGCCCATTTCAGCTTCATCATAGAGTGATTTGAACTCATTGTAGCCATTGGCAGTTGTTTCTAGGATGTATCTACCATTAGGCACAACAGCATTACCAGCTCCTTTGAGTATCTTGGAAAGATTTGGATAGAAAGCTGCTTCTGATAAATGTAAGTTTGTAATTGTTTTAGATCTTCCAAACTCAGTGCTTTTGGCTGTTCCAATAGTGTATCTGCCGTTAGTTGCTGCGTTGAATAACTCAGTTTTGGAATTGTATTTCAACGGTACTTTGACGCTGTTGATTCGTTCATAGCTCTTGATGTAATGTTTGACTCGATCTAATAGTTCCTGAGCATTTTCTTCTATATCAGCGACTACTACACATCTGGCATTTTCCTTAAGGATAAAATCAGTAGTAAAGATTGCCAATATCAGTGATGAAAAGCCCTGTTGTCTAGCTTTAAGAATAATGTCGTGACCACTCGCTTCTTTTGCGTATCTCTCTTGGACATTGTTGGGAGAAAAGGGTACTTCTTGCCCCTCTTTATCGATAATAGTGAAATTGTCTCTAATGAAAGGTAGGTAGTTAGCAAGAGGCTTCATAGGTCGTACTTGTCTTTCTGTGTTATCTGTATTTGGTTGAACTGTACCGCTGTTGGAGATTCTGTTTTAGGTATTGCGTGGCCTAGCCATAACTTAGTAGATTCGATCTGGTTCTTCTCGTCTTCTGCGCTAATAGCTAGCTTGTGTAAGTTGTCTACAATTTGTTTGGTTTTGTTTAATTCAAATATGTTTTCTAGGGCATTAGCTACTTGTGGTTTGCTTGCGGTTCTACTAGCTTCTTCTTGAATAGTGCTTTTCTTAGTAGTTGGAGATACATCGTAAGCTTCTAAATAGGCTTGTTGATACTCTTTGCCCTGTGCTACGCCCTTAACAAACTTGGCTTGCTTTGGAGTGAGCTTAACTTTTTTGTCGGCCATCTCGTAGTCCTTTTTGGTAAGCTAGTTCACATATTCCAGCTATGATGTCAGCGTAGGCTTTTCTTTTTGTTCCACCCCTCATGTATACCTCTAGGGCTTCTTTGGCTCGGTAGCGATAGAAGTCTTTGTCGAACTTAGGTTCTACTATTTCGATTTCCACTTGAAAAGACCTAGTATTTCCGTCAGATTTGTTGATTTTTGATTTAGTTTCAT